TAATACTGCATTGTGTATTCTATCAATATCTTTACCTAGTTTTGGTTGATGTTTCTTAATAAAATCTGTTAGCCTTGTTACTGTTTCTTCAAATGTTTCTCTTCTTTTTAGTTCTGGTATGTATCTAGCATAGCGTGATACATGAATGAATCTCTGATAATTGTCCATTTATTCTCCTTTCGTTAAGATAAGTCGGTTATGTAAGATTTGTATCTGCCGTTCTTTTCTTTCTTCCAGCCTTCAACAAGAAGAACCCAATCTGCATCTCGTAAGTGAGGTGTGTATTCAGATTCTTCTATCTTTTTAATCCGAGCGTTTACATTGCTATACGATGTTACCTGTAAAGCGTGTGTCTCTCCAGTAATTGATATACCTAATATATCAAAGTTCCAGAGGTCTTGCCTTTTAAAAGCATGAGCGTTCCATCTTTCAACTATCTTTACTAGAACATAGTCACCTGACTCTCTCATGCGTTTTAAGGTTCTTTGTGTAGGAGATGTTTTAGCCATTAAGCATCTCCAATATCATCAACAAACCTGTCAGGGTCATTGGTTTTAGGTAATACATTGCCATACCCATCTTCTCTTACAACATCTTCTTTACGTTTAACGATGTCTTTCTTTATTGTTTCAAACTGATCTTCAGTTGGATGCCCAGCAAAGATAGCGTTCCATGCTTTTTCCATCTCTTCGTCAGTAATATCTTGCTTACGTCTTCCGCTGCCTTTTCCCATTATTGTGCCTCCGTAAATTTAGGTTTCTGAACTCCTACGAATCCGCAGGACTGTTTGTCTGTTGGCTCAAAGTCAAATGATGAATCACTGTTATGGCCTATTGGCATATAAAGGTATTCTTCTAATTGACACATCATAATTTTAGCGCCTTGTGTTGCACAGTTCATATTGTAATAATCTAAAGCATGGTCGCAGTTGACAAAGTTAGATACATAGACTAAATCATTATATGAATCTGTGTAAGATACTGCCATTACAAAATTGCCTACCCCTACCTTACTACCTTTTTCTTCTGCTATTATTGCTGAAGCAAACACACCATAAAGAGCTATTAGTAATGCTACTACTACAAGCTGTATTATGAATGTATTAGATAGTTTTTTCCACTGCCTAAACCTTTTAAGCTTCCTTGCTTTTGCTGCCTTTTGTTTTATCTTCCATATCTTTATTCTTTCTTGCTCCCTTTTATAATTCATAAAAGCCTTGTTCTTGTACCCTAAGTAGCTCATTTTATGTCCTCCAATTCTATTAAAAGTTTAACAGTGTGTATTGCCTTGTATAAGTCTTCTACACCTCCCTTATCTTTATATCTGGTAATATATTTAATAGCATTACCTTGTAAGTAGCTTAACTTATTGTGTTCAGCATACACTGCTGGTTGTATTGCTAACTTGCTGTAATGGTCGCCACCTACCTGTTCTTTAAGTGGATTCTTTACTTCAAAATCAATCGATGTCAAAATTTAATTCCTCCTTCATTCGTTCATGTAATTCACGTTGAGTTCCATACCTTTCTTCCCACATCTTTTTACCTATAGTATGAATACCCATACGCCCTTGATGATGGTAATGACAAAGAGGTATCATCTCTTCATCTTTCATTCCTAGTCCAGTCTTATCTCTAATATGATGAATGTTACAAGGAGGTAAATCATCTACCCCCTCATACCACCTACATACCACACAACCAAACTCTACCATCTTTTGCATTTTAAGTTTGTTTGCTTTCTTCATTATACTATCTTACCTATCCATTTACCATCTTTAATAACCATAGGATGTATTCTAGGTTGTCCATCTACAATCACAATGGATGACATAATGAATCTGTCTTTAAAGTTTTTAGCATAACTAAAGGCCATTGAATCTTGGTTAGTTAAGCATCCTGTTTGTGCGCCCCATACTAATTTATCAGGATTGCTAAAGTATTGAATACTAGCTTTACTATGGTAATGTCCCTGAACTGTGTGCATACCATACTTCTGAGCCACACTTAATACATTAGCTGACATACCATGAGTAAAGAAACACCTAGAACCATCATTAAGAGTAATGGTTAAGTCTTGCACCCACTTCCAACCCTTACCTACACCTAAGAACTCGTTGTAGTGTTTAAGATAAGCCTTTGGTAAACCATACTTTAATGCTCGTCTATATACTAACGATGAATGATTAGAATCAACTAACGTCATATCCGGGAATATCTTTTCTAATTCCTTAACGTGAACCTTAGACATCTTTAACTCATCTCCAGCACTAGGTAAGTCTGGATCATTATCGTGCATACTAATTGCGTGTTGATCTAACTCATCACCTATGTTTACTACTAGGTCAAAACCTTTGTACTTTTTCTTTAACGCTCTAAGAAATGCCATAGAGTCTTTGTGATGATATGGAATGTGCATATCACCTATTACCATTACCTTTTTATACTGCATAGTTTTCCTCCTTATAGTTGTTTATACGCTCTCCTATCCATCTCATTACAGGTACTGCCATACTATTACCCATAGCTTTATACCTATGACCATCAGGACAATTCTCTTTAATGTTGGTGTAGTTGTCAGGAAATCCTTGCAACCTTTCACACTCAACAGGTGTTAGCTTTCTTACTGCCATTTGATTTGAAACACCATGAACTCCTGTAGCATTTAATGTGTACATAGGTGTTTTTTCAGTGTATCCATCTCCATTACCTCCGTTAAGAGGTTGTCTTCCTATAGTGTTTTCAGCTAATGCAAAAGGAACATTGTTACCTCCTGTACCCCATCTTGCTGTTACTGTACTACAAGTATCTCCCATCTCTTTCACCCTACTATCTGTGCCATGATTTTCAAATACCTCTACAATAGCTTTACTGGCTAAACTATCAGAGTTTAATCCTTTATAATCCCTAGCTAACAAAGCATCTGTTTTCTCTGGTATCATATTAAAACCATCAGCTCTTGAATAGTCATTGCTTGTTGTCTCTAAACAGTGAGCAATTGTAGGGATCATTTTTGATGAAGTTTTATTTAGTCCATCTGTTCCCATGTCTTTGTAGTCTCTTGCTGCGAGTGGGCCACTTTTATTAATAGTACCCAAAACAGGTATCATTTTTGCAGAGGTTTTGTTGAGTCCATCTGAGTTTGGCCCGTTACAATCTCTTGCTTGGAGTGGGCTACTTGTGTCAATGCCAAGCGAAGAGTCTCTGGGAGTGTCTTTCCTCTTTTTTCTGCTCTCCTCAATATGCCTTGACAAGCTTTCTGGCTCAAATAATACTTCTGCGGTAGGACTCCAGTCTCCAAGATGTCCGACAACAAAGACTCTCCTCCTTCGCTGTGGGACTCCGAAGTTTTGAGCATCAAGCACCCTGTATGATGCACCATACCCGAGTTCAGCCACCGCCCCGAGGAATGAGCCAAAGTCTCGTCCTTTGTTACTACTGAGGACACCTGGCACGTTTTCCCAAACGAACCACTTGGGTCTAAACTTATCAAGAATTGCACAAAATGTGAGGGCAAGATTCCCTCTTGGGTCTTCCATTCCTTTTCTGAGTCCAGCGACTGAGAATGATTGACATGGTGTTCCCCCAACAACAAGGTCAACTGATCTTTTTCCAAAATTCCACTCCTTATAGTTATTCATATCCCCTAAGTTAGGCACGTTGGGATAATGGTGCTGTAATACTTCTGATGGAAACTTCTCTATCTCACTAAAACCTAGAGGATTCCACCCTAATCCTTTCCACGCTACAGATGCAGCTTCAACTCCACTGCATACAGATAAATAGTTCATTAATAATCTCCTTTAAAATTAAAACCTAACCCTGATGCAAACCTTTCTACTTTAGATGAATAATCTACAAACTCTTTAATCGTTAGTTTAGCTGTAGATGGGACTACTGTCATTTCATCACCTAACATTTCTTGTTTGTAAGATAGAAACTTATACTTCATAAGCTCGTGCATCTCTCCCTCATCATAACCAAGAAAACTTCCTAGCTCCTTTATTATCTTCCAGTATCTTTTGTTTTGATCTGCACTTCTACTAAATGAAAAAGGCTTTATTTCTACTTCCCAAGCTTTACTAAAATCTAACTCACCACAAAGACTTTCTATTTGTTCCACGTCCTTTTTTGATCTCAGAATCAATTTTTTCATAGTGTTTACTCCTGTATGTTTGTCCATCATTAGATGTAGCTTTAAACTCTACATCATCCCCAAAAGTCTTCTTTACTTCTTTAATGAAGTCTTTAATCATCATTACCATGTCTCTGTATAAGAGAACGTCTCAGGCTTAAAACCAAATCCCCAACGAGTCTCTATACCTCTCCCATGTCTTTGTTTTAATAAGTACACACTACATGGTGGTTGATTCATTAACTCTGTATCTAAACTACCATTTAGCACCTCTTCTTCTCTTGCTTTATTACGATGAATAGAGAATACATTGTCAACTAAGTTAGTTAAGTTTGCAGAACCTGCAACATCAAACTTATTTGCCCAGTCATTCTCGTTAGCAGTCTTTCTACTGTGTGCTACTAGAAATATATGTATGTCTAAGTCTCTAGCTGCAACTGATAACTTATTAGCAAAAGACTTTTGTTTATTTAAATCATCTTCATTAATACCACACTTCATTAACGAGTCTATGACCATCAGTTTAACGCCAAGCTTTTCAGCGCAGTAATAAATTACCTCAAGGACTTTTTCAGCTGAAGTTTCTCCTTGTGGGTCATACAAGAATAAGTTATTATCTAA